GATGTAAGATAGGAATCTACGTGCTTGTAAAGACATATCACTGATGATGTCTTTTTCATTCATATAGTCCGTATTGATTATATCTGTAAATAACAAACTAACCTGATAGATAGTTGTATTTTCAGAATATTCTATTGTCTGTGGAACTGCAAATAAATAAGGATATTTCACAGGACTGTTTTGTGTATCACCACTTATTGTTCTTGTGAAATCTACCAAGTTACCATACCCATAACTATTCATTATTGGTGATTGTTCTTGGAATTGTTCTATGTAGTCCAACACTTTATGGAAACTTATGTATTCATTCATCGGTTTGATTTCATTTCATTTTTTAATTTTTTCATTTCGTTTTGTTCACTGATAATTCTATCCTTAATTAACGATGCAGTATTCAAACATAAATACACACTCATCTCCTCTATTTGATGGAACTTGGTTAAATCCTCCTTTGCTAACTGATAGGTCAGTTGGAAATAGAATCTCGCAGTCGCTTCGGATGGAGGAATCGTGGTAGTTTCTTCAGTATCGGATTCAATATCCTTTTCAACCTCATCGTCACCTCCAAAGAATTCTTTATATTTTCTACTAATTGATGACTTATATGCAAAAAAAAAGTAGAACAACCAAACCAGTATTTGACAGGGACATTTTTCATCACCTCACTTCTTTTAATGACCTCTGATGACTTGTAAGGTTCTATGGTATACTCTGTCCCCTTTTGACTAATTACAGGTCTGTAAATCAACGACATTAACATATGGATATTATCGTTAATCTTATCTGGTTGTGAAAACACTTCCATATCTACCCATTGACCCCATTTGATATTTCCCCAATCATTCTCCATTCCATACAATACCCCATCGTGTTCAAATGTCACGTGAACCTGTTGTTTGTCATTCGTTATGATTTGTTCTGTTATGTAATTCTCAACAAACTTAACATCTTGTTTTGGTAAGTCCTTAAGGTCATCAATTGGTAAATCCAAATATAACGATAATACCTCATTGGGGTCATTATACTTAATTGGGTTTCTTTGTATCTTTTGATATTTCTCAATCGTTAATTCAGGATTAACATCTATTGTAATATTATCTACTTTTACTTTTATCATATTATTGTAAATTTTGGTTTTTTATTTCCTATTGTGGATTCTAATACGTAACGGATACTATCAATACTATGGTTGTCCTTGTCTTCAGGGGTGTCAAGTAAGTGTCCGTCTTTATTAATTTTCCATTTATAGGATTGAAATTCTTGTAGTGTATTTGTTGAATCAGTTGTAATAAACACTTTATGTCTTTTGATTAAGTCAATTCCGTGTAAGATACTTTTCTTGTTCACTGGTTTTACGTTGAACTTACTACGTTTTAATTCTTCTATGGTTTGAGGTTGTGAAGAGTCACACCAAAATGAATCTGTTTTATCTACAGACAATTGTTCCATCTTGGTAATTAAATCCTGTGTTGTTAATCCTCTTGAATATAATAGTTCCTTGAAGAATAGTGTATCATTATCTTGATATACCCCCACAACTGTTGATGGGTCATTGTATCCAAAATCCACTCCATATCCAAGTAGTTTTATTCCATCAGGGATTCTCTCTATTGTGTTCCAAGTATTGAATACCAGTGTGGTAGCAAATCCACGTTCACCCAACGTGTAGATTCTATAAAGGTTAGTATCTTTATCTTTTAACGATTCTAACTCATCTATGATGTTCTGTGGGATAAATGGGTTGTCTTTATAGTTGGTCTTGAAGTAGTAACAATCAGGTCTTTTGTCTAACTCATAAACCCAACAAGATAGTTCTGATGGGTTCAAATCTAAAATGACTTTATCTGTGGTCCTGAAGATTAACTGATTCCAATCCTCAATGTTCAGCTCGTTCGCTTCGTTCGCGTATAAATAATCTCTTTTACTACCACGTAACTTTTGTGGTTCATCAACAGAAAACCAATTGATTATATTTGTTCCCAATTGATAATACCCCTCTTGTTTGTGAAACTTTGTTGGGTCATATAAACCAAACATTTCTAACACTTGGACCAAATCCTTTAACACAGAATTCTTTAATGATGGTAATGTTTTTCTCACAATTGATAATGTCTTTTTATCTTCTTGTAATAATTTCTGTATCCACCAAATTAAAATGTTAAAGGTCTTACCTGAACGTGCTCCCCCTTGAGCAACCACAATCCTTTTCCCTATCTCATCTGATTTGACTAACTCCTCAAATACAACTGTGGTCTGTATGTTCATAATCTCTCATTTACTGGTGTTTCATCACCAGGAAAATACTCATCAGGATTCCAATTTATTGTTTCCAATCTACTTCTAAAATAATCCCTATCTGTGGTTATCTCAAAATCTATTGGTTCTTTGAAATAGTCATTATAGATTGTTTTAATCATTTCATTCATAACCATTGTGATTTCTGTTTTGTTAAACCTAATCCCCTTGTTTATGAAGATTGTAAACTCAAAGGTTACATACCCTCTCTTTTGTTCGTTGAATGTCTCAGGAATCTCAGAAACATCAATAATCATCCCATTGAAGTAATGTTTGTTAGAGTTAAGTTTAATCGTGTTTGTAATCTGTTGTAATAACTTTTCAATCTTCCTTCTTGGTTTATAGTCAACATCTACTATAAACCAACCTCCCATAGATAATATGACTGACCTGAAATCAACCTTATCAATTGTCTGTGAACTGAAATTGATGTTTTCATAATTGTTATTTGTCTTAAAAACACAACCTTTTTTTACTAAGTTCTTATACTTCCGGTCTCTCATCTATTTTTGATTTAACTATCTCAATACTGATTTTGTTGTCTGAATTTAATTTTTCCCCCATTGAGGTAATGTCAATTTGTTTTTCATCTGTCCAATTGTCCTTGAACTTATTCTTCATAATGATGGTCCACAATCTTTGGTTAAATTTATGTGACTCACCTTTTACAATTGAATCATACATTCTCTCATACCACCAGTGTTCACATAACTTTTGATATTCGTCAAAAACCAATTTGTATTCCTTTGAACGATTCAATAAATTTCTGTGTGATTGAAATGATAAACCAAGTTCAATGAGGAATTGGGTTATGTGTTTACCTTCCCTACCCGCGTCCAATATAATGGTCTTCCATTCAGGCATTATGTAGGATTCTATTCGTGGTCTTCCACGTCCTCTCTTTGGTTGTTCTTGTTCTTCTTGTTCCATATTACTTTATATTATATTTTAATTTTAGGTTTCCCATTGCGTGTTGAATTCCACTGATTGCATCTTCTTTTCCTGTCACACCCTTTGCGTTGGGATAGAGTTGTGAGTGTGCTTGGTATATTTCCACCCAATCAAGGTCTGTAATCTCCTCAAATGGTTTAACTGATATAATCCTATCAACCACATCTTTTCCGACCATTAGATGGTCTATTGAGTTTAGGTTGTTAATCTTTTGTTCTTTACCTGATTTGCAATTACATCCCATAATATCTTCTTACTTTTTCTTTTACCTTTAGGAATAATGCGGATACTTCATAATCCTCATTATTCGTTGAGTCATTTATTATTTTATCCAAATTTGTTTCTACTTGATGAATATTCAAATCGTTCTCATTGATGATAATAATCATATCCTCCATTACTTGTCGTAGTATCAATTCTTTTTCCATAGTAGTTTTATTGAAATAATCTTTTGTTAATTCAATTATATCTTCCATTATCATAAATATAATCATTTTTGGACCATTTGTAAAATAAAAAACCCCCTGTTTTAGAGGGGGTTAAAATTATTCTACTGAAGGGATGGACAAACAATTTAGAAGAATAGTAGTAGATATAGCAGTATCAATGGAATCCCTTCATTAATAAATATAACGAAAAATCCCCAAGTGAGTTTCGGACTTAACTTGGGGACATCTATCTACAATATGGGTTACACTATAGAACTCTATAAATATAATAATTCTAATTAGAACTTGTAGTATCTTGGTAATTTTTCTTTTTCAAATTTTTGTATATTAATACTCCATTAAGTATTATTGAACTAAGAATTGAAATTATTGTTAATAATGTTACTGGATTCATTAAAGTAATTCCAACCGCTACTGGTGTTACTATGTTCGCTGTAGCAATCTCTATCGTATCTTTATCTATCATACTAATTAAATATTAATTGTTTTTGTTGAAGATAAAGATTCATAGCTTCATCGTAAGAACAATTTTCAATATCCATAATATAGTGTATTGATACTTTATCTTCTTTATTCAATTTAGTTTTATCAATATCCTTTTCGGTTTCGTTTTCAATCTCAATATCTTTATCAATATCTATATCTATATCTATATCTTTATCTATATCTTTATCTATGGGTTGTTTCGGTTGTTTTATTAACCGTTTGGTTGTTTTGGGTTGTTCTTGGTTGTTTTCGGTTGATTTAGATGCGTTCTTATTTCCTTTTGGAGCACCACCATTTTTACCATTTTCTCGGTTTACTTCAACTCTTTTTGTATATCGTTCTCTATCACCATCTAACAAAGGTTGTGCGTTTGTCCACATATCCAAAACCCTGTCACTAGTTATTTCAATTGGTCTATTGTGATAATAACAATCCAACACAGTAATAAATTCTTTAACAAGTTCTGGTGACCACCTATCAAGTGTTTTGAACCAAGATGCTCTGAATACTATATTGTTATTATCCTTCATTATTCTTATTTTTTTCTTTGTTTAATTCTTCAACTATTAATTTCTCAATCAAAACTCTCATTACGAGTCCATTCTCTACACAATGTGATTTTATCATACCGTGTATTTTTTCATCTATTAAAATACTCTTCATACAAATAAATATACTATAGTTTTCTATAAAGTCAAATTATTTGATTATTTAAGTAATTTTTCTTATTTTTGTGGATATTTATACAATATGGGTCAAGAGAAAATACAAATCAATCTTAAACGTAGAATGTTAACCGATTCAGGTTGGGTTTACTTCTGTCGTATATGTGGAGAATACAAACCAGAAGACAATTTCTATAAGTCCAAGACAGGACCATTCAAAATAGATACCCGTTGTAAAATACATTACGAGAAAAAGAATAAGGAAGAATCCAATGAGATGGATTACCTTAAGTTAGACCCACTATCAGATAATGACTTTGAGGGGGCACAGAGGTTACTGGAGACACTTGGATATAAATTTGGTATGGAGTATCCACCCATACACCAACAGTTCAATACGAAACACAAAATCAAATAATATGGCAACAATAAAATTATCAGTTGAAAAAGTTAGAAACATCCGTAAGTTGTTATCAACAGGGAATTACACCCATTTACTTATTTCCAAAAAGTATAAGGTTAGTCGTGGACATATAACCAAGATTGCGAATAAGATGAGATGGAAGGAAACAGATTACCCCCAACTACAAAATGAAATACCACAAGAAAATAAAGGTAATATACATTGATGATGAGGAATATGTTTGGTGTTCCAAAGAACAGGACTATGTAATTTACACGGAGTTTGAGATTAACAAAAAAGGTGATTACAAAATGTTCTGTGAAAAGTGTTCTGAAATTGTTTATGATGAGAGGGTCATCAATTATTCACAGGGAGCACAAGACAGAAATGAATATGTTGAACAACAATCAAAGATTATCTTACAGAATATTGGATATGACTTAAATAGTGAGTTGACCGTTCACGAGCAATTCCTAATGAAACACAAATTGATATGAAGACAAATACAATTATAGGTGGGGTAATTTACTCCACAGAACAGGTAGAAATCAAATTTACTGATGGAGTGAAGGTTACACTCATCCATTGTGTAGAAACTCAATTAGACAAACACTGTGAGTGTTCTGGTGATATCTTTGAT